GGCCAATCGATTCCCAATTCTAGGATCTTCACAAAACAATTTCCACGGGTTAATGTCCACATTAAGGCCACTGCCCACATTCCAAATCGTTGTGTTGATCCTGACTGGACGTTCAAAGAACCCATCATTTGTATCACTAGTATGCAAATGGGCTCCTGTCCCGTCATCCCCTGAAGAGCGTCCACTCTGCCAGGAGGCTTGCTGGTTGTCCAGCTTCATTGTTCCAATGTTTTGCATCGGACTTTTTCTATATTGAAAAATGTTAATCCATAATTTGTTTGTAGGTATCTCTGGAGGATTATATAAGACACCTTTCTTGTCAATTCCCAAATGCAAGCCTAATACGACGGTATGACAATACGCCGATTGGTAACCAATACAAATGGGTGGTCTTGTAAAGCAGTATGTACATTGCTTCCCAACCACGGGGTTCAACAGTAATACCACTGTCATGAGGAAAATCCACCAATCAAATACAGGTGTAGTTTTCCCCTCTGGTTTCATATTTATGCTATGGTAACCAACATAGCTTGGAATGTCTGTGTCTTCTTCTAAGGAGTCGATAGAGCTTATATCTTCTGAAATAGCTCCATAGTATCTCCTTTTAAAATCGAGAAGCCAGTCATTCCTGGTTTTGTCCAGAATATGCTTAGCATGCAAGTAATATCCAGCATCCAAGCAAGCGTTCGTTATCAACGTCTTGCGCTGATAGTAAACCGATTCTGGATGGCGCGCATATTCGCGCATCTGTGCTTCCAAAACTTGCAATGTGTAAGTCATTTCGTCCATGTCCCCTTCACGGAACATGTACAATGCCTTATCAATCGATGTGATCGAAAGTGGTGCGAGCCACTCGCCAAGAATGGGTTCATATAAGAATCCTCTCTTACAAAAATCGACATCAGATATGTTCTGGTAAGCTACGATCTCCACAGCACTCTTTTTATCATCAGTATAGATGAGATTATGCATTTTACACCAAGCTTGAACGTCTCTCATGGAAAGAATT